AAACTTGTAGTCATTGCCCTTTTCGGGCCGATAAAGTGATAATCTTGGCATAGTATAATATTTAGCGTATAAATATAATGGGAGAACCAAATGTCAGAAATAAATCCACAAGCTGAAAAACAAAAAGTTTACGATTATGTCCGCACCATGCTAGGTGACGGTATGATTGATATTGAGTTAGATGCAGCGCACTACGAAGCAGCTTTGGAACGAACTATCAATCGATTCAGACAACGTAGCCCTAATGCTGTAGAAGAAAGCTACATGTTTTTAGAGTTAATAAAAGACACAAACGACTATAGATTACCAGATGAAGTCATCTTTGTACAAAGCGTATATAGACGTACATTAGGGTCGAGAACTGGCGGCGGCACTGGTACTAATTTTGAGCCATTTAACCTAGCTTATACTAATACATATTTGTTAAACAGTACAATGTTAGGTGGTATAGCCACTTACGATATGTTTGCACAATATCAAGAAATGGTAGGTAGAATGTTTGGAGCTTTCATTGAGTTTCAATGGATACAACAGAGCCATGTATTGCGTATTTTACAAAGACCGTTTGCAGAAGGCGAAACTATCATGTTGCGATGCCATAACTATAGACCAGACTATAACTTGATCAACGACCTGTATGCTAAACAATGGATTAGAGACTACACTCTAGCAATATGTAAAGGCATGCTAGGCGAAGCACGATCAAAGTTTGCCACTATTGCAGGACCACAGGGCGGAACACAGTTAAACGGCGGTGATTTAAAAGCTGCTAGTAAAGAAGAAATTGAGAAGCTAGACAAAGAATTAGAAACACTAATTGCTGGCGGAACACCTATGACATTTGTGATTGGATAATTATGAAAGTTAATGAAATTATTTCAGAATCTGCTGCATGGCGCAGAAAAGAAGGTAAAAGCAAGAAGGGCGGTCTAAATGCCAAGGGTGTTGCCAGTTACCGTCGTGAAAATCCAGGTAGCAAACTACAAACAGCAGTTACTACTAAACCTAGCAAATTAAAAGCAGGAAGTAAAGATGCTAAACGCCGTAAATCATTCTGTGCCAGAATGGGTGGAGTAGATGGACCGATGAAGAAAGACAACGGCGAACCAACACGTAAAGCTCTAGCACTAAGAAAATGGAATTGCGAATGAAAGTTACAGAAATTATTTCAGAAGCAAAACGAGCTAAAATAACCAAGCGACAAAGTCAATCAAGTCGAGGTATTAGCATATACGGAGATGCTGAACGTGCTAATAGTGACTATGTAGCGTTTAAACTAGGTCAAGCTATGGCCTGTACAGATGGCAAAACAGTACCTGAGATCGATGCTAAAAGTTGGCACGGTAAAAAGAAAACTATTCATCCCTATACAGACGTTGAAAACGAAATGTTTAAAAAAGCAGCCAAAGCCGTCGGCGCAGACTACACAGATTTAAACCACGGTGACATGCGCAGCTTAGAATTAGACAGCGTTCAAAAAACTAGTCCCATCGCCAAGCCGAAACGCAACAAATATGGCATATAAATTCTTGACCTTGTAATAAAACTGTTATATAATAGTGTATCGTTAGGAGACACTATGATTATTGGTTTCGTTGGGTTTATTGGTTCTGGCAAAGACACTGCCGCAGATTATTTGGTTAATTTTCACGGATTTCGCAGAGATTCGTTTGCCAACACACTTAAAGATGCTGCAGCCGCAGTATTTGGTTGGGATAGAACACTGCTAGAAGGGCGTACAACACAAGCTCGAGAGTGGCGCGAACAAGTTGACCCTTGGTGGGCAGAACGTTTAGACATGCCCAATCTTACACCACGGTTAATCCTACAGCTATGGGGCACTGAAGTATGCCGTCAGGGTTTTCATGATGATATTTGGATTGCTAGTTTAGAGAATAAGATTCGTAAAACTACTGATAATATTGTTATAAGCGATGTTCGTTTTCCTAACGAAATTAAAGCTATCCATAACGCAGGCGGCAAAGTAGTACGTGTAGTTCGCGGTGCTGATCCTGAATGGTATCAAGATGCTTGGAACATAAATCAAGGCCCCGGAAACATGAGTTGGTCTATTAGTAAATCACGAATGGAACAGCGTAAAATTCACGCTAGCGAAACTGCGTGGATTGGTAAAGGCATTGATTTAGAAATTGATAACAACGGAACAATTGACGATTTGTTTAGTCAAATTAAAAATCTGGTTGAAGTCCACCCTGAACCCATTTAACGCCTTCCTTATTCAATGTGCGTTGACAGTTGGCGCATACTGTTTTTAAATTTGTGGGTCTACTATTATTTAAATTTCCGTCAACGTGATATACGTTGAACTGTTCTTTAAATTTGCTTTTAAACGAACACTTGTCACAGACATTCTTTAATCTGTAACCGTCCTTATACCATTTAGGGATCACGCTCCCGCCTTTTAAGCAAGCTTCACACTTACGTCTATAGTAAGTTCGGCCGTTTTTAACATAGTTAACGGCTGCAGGATTATATCCGCATATACATAGTGGTCTCATAGTGTATTTATGCACACCTTTTCTTCCCCTTTTTAGAGGCTATTAGACAGACTATTTTATCCAAATGCGCTAAATACATTTAGAACAAGTAAACCCTTAGGAGAAGCTAATATGGCATTAAGTTCACCAGGCGTAGAAGTCAAAGTTATTGACGAATCATTTTACACTCCAGCAGAACCTGGCACCGTTCCATTGATCGTTGTCGCGACTGCCGAGAACAAATCAAATGGAGCAGGCGATGGTACTGCCCCAGGTACATTGAAGGCCAACGCCGGCCAAGTATATCTATTAACAAGTCAGAAAGATCTTGCCGATACATTCGGCGATCCGCTATTTAAAACAGACGCAAACAATAATCCAATTCATGCTGGTGAACAGAATGAATACGGTCTACAGGCTGCGTACAGTTTATTAGGCGTTAGCAATCGTGCATTTGTTGTACGTGCTGATCTCGACGTAACACAATTAAATGCATCTGCAGATGCTCCGGCAGCTGATCCTAACAACGGAACATACTGGCTAGACACAGCAAGTACTAATTGGGGTATTTTTGAATGGAACGGCGCAGCTGCATCAACAACTGGCGGCCAAACATTTACTAATAAAATTCCATTAGTTATTACTGACCCGACTCAAATTGACGGTGGTGGTCCTGCAGCATCGGTTGGTAAAACTGGAAGCTATGCTGTTGTTACTACTCGTGATATCAATGCAGGTGACGAAGACTTAAACCTTCATCACCCAATGACTGTGTGGTACAGATCTACAGGCGGTTGGGTACAAGTAGGCGGTGCAGATTGGCTCGCTAGCTTTGGCGCTGAAGCACCAAAGCTGGCAATTCAACCACACACTAATGTTCCTCAGTGGAAAACCGCAGCACTTGATGCTGTTACTGGGTCTGTATGGATTAAAACAACTGAACCTAATCTAGGTGCTCGTTGGAGAGTTAAGCGTTGGAACAGCACAACTGGATCATTTGAAGAAGTTAATGCGCCTTTGTATACAAACTCTACAGAAGCATTATTTAAATTAGACAAAACAGGCGGCGGTGCAAACTTAGCTGTTGGACAGTTATATGTTCAATACAATACTGAAGAAATTGGTCCAGTACCAGTAGCTGATTTTAAAATTTATCGTAGACAGTCAGCTTCGCCTACAACAATTAAATCTGCTAAAATTGATGCTACATCGTTTACTACTGGTGCAAAGACATTTACCATTACAGAAACAACTAAAAATTCAGCTGCACTAAGCAGTCCAACTACTATTAGCTTTACAGTTGTTACAGCAGAAGCTGCAAACGCATCGTTAGTAGCCGGCGACATCAACGCATCGATGCCTGCTAACTCAAACGTAGTTGCATCAGTTGATTCGCAAAACAGAGTGGTAATTACTCATGAATTAGGTGGTGATATCCATTTAACAGACGGAACTGGTGGTCCTCTTGCATCACTAGGATTTATTCCGTTTGATCCAGCTGCTGATCCCGGTGATGTTGGCAGTGAAGGCAACTACACAACTAACTTGTATGAAGATCTCGACGGCGATCACGATTATGTTGCTAGCCTATGGAAGCAACTAACTTATGTTGCATCTAACATATCACCTACTAGCTTAACAGCAGATGGTACATTGTGGTACAGCTCAGTTATTGACGAAGTTGATATTATGATCCACAACGGTACTAACTGGGTAGGTTATCAAAACTTTCCGTGGTCGGGTACAGCACCGTGGGCTATGGGTCCAATTGTTGCTGCAACTAAGCCTGAATTAAATCCAGAAGGCGGCGCCCTACAAACTGGCGACCTATGGATTGACACTAGCGACTTAGAAAACTTCCCAACAATTTACAAGTATAACAAAGATTTACTAAGATGGTTCCTAGTTGATACATCTGATCAATCAACAGAAGATGGTTGCTTGTTTGCAGATGCACGTTGGACAGATGCAGGTGTTGGTGCTTCGTTTACTGAATCTACTATTGAAGAATTATTATCAAGTAATTTCTTAGACTTTGACGCACCAGATCCAGCATTGTACCCAAGAGGTATGTTACTATGGAACTTACGCCGTTCTGGATTTAATGTTAAGCAATTCAAACTTAACTATATCGATCTAGAAGGTGATAATGAGCGTAACAACGACGAATCAATGACTAACTACTATCCACATCGTTGGGTTACTATTAGCAGCAACCAAGATGACGGATCTGGTACATTTGGTCGCAAGGCACAGCGTAAAGTTGTTGTACAAGCTCTACAAGCACTAGTTAACAGCAATCAACAAATTCGTGACGAAGAAGCTCGCGTGTTTAACTTGATTGCTTGCCCAGGATACCCTGAACTAGTAGGCGAATTGATTAGCTTGAACTATGATCGCGGGTTGACTGCGTTTGTGGTAGCAGATACACCTGCACGTTTAACAAGCGATGCAACTTCATTGTTAAATTGGGGTACTAACCAACAGTTAGCACTAGAAGATAACGATTTAGGTCTTGTATCAAGTGACGAATATCTTGGATTCTTCTATCCATGGGGCTTCACAAGTGATAACTTCGGTAACAACGTAGTTGTTCCACCAAGCCACATGATGTTGCGTACTATTGCATTGAATGACCAAGTTGCTTATCCATGGTTTGCACCAGCAGGTGTACGTCGTGGTGGTGTTACTAACGCAACAGCCGTTGGATATGTGGATGCAGAAGGCGAGTTTAACTCAGTTGCATTAAACGTTGGACAACGTGATACTATGGCTAGTATCAAAGTTAATCCAATTACGTTCATTACAGGTACAGGCCTAGTTAACTACGGTCAGTACACAAGAGCTCGTGCTGCAAGCGCATTGGATCGTATTAACGTAGCACGTTTAGTTGTATACATGCGTAGACAGTTAAATGCTCTAGCTAAACCTTACATCTTTGAACCAAACGATAAAATTACTCGTGATGAAATCAAAGGTGCTGTAGAAAGCCTATTACTAGAACTAGTTGGTCAACGTGCTCTTTATGACTACCTTGTAGTGTGTGACGAAAGTAACAACACACCATCGAGAATCGATCGTAACGAGTTGTACATCGACATTGCTATTGAACCTGTTAAAGCGGTAGAATTTATTTACATTCCGCTAAGACTTAAGAACACTGGCGAAATTAAAGGTTTAGGTTAATTTAAAGGAATAACACAAAATGGCAATTTCAACACTATCAAAATTTACAGTACCTTTAGCTAGCGATCAGTCTTCTAGCACACAAGGTATGTTGATGCCAAAGCTAAAATATCGCTTTCGAGTGATGTTAGAAAACTTTGGCGTAAGCACTCCAACAACTGA